GGGTTCCTGAAAGACTCCGAAACTTATATATCAAAATTATGAACCAAAAAGCAGCAAAACAAATTAGATCAATTATTCCTCCAAATGATCCAGTCAGTCGTAGAAATTATCGACGCGCAAAGAAGAGGTATTCAAAGCTTCCAGCATTGGCCAAGCCTTTGTTTCTGATTCAATTGGCAGAAATGCTCAGCGTATCACATTGATACTTTGTATATTTTATAGTAACCTGTTGGAACGACTCCCGACACATATACATTGGTATAGATACCGCTCTGGTCAACTGAATAAGTCAGTTGACCAGAGTTCGTTATTGGGGACTCTAATAAAATACCAGAACCGCCATTTATAACAAGCTTCAATTCGGAAGACGTATAGTTTGAATCCTCCTTAATTTGGACAGTGTAAAGAATAGTGTTGTAAACTCCACTTTCGATTTGATCAAATAAGTGATTAGAATTTGCAACGGTAATTTGTCCAGTAATCAAAGACGTATTAACAATTTCATCTCCCAAGTATAGCTCTAATTGATTGGCTGCTAGTATAGTTGGAACATCACTGTCGGCAGTTCTAGCAAATACTTTTGGCCCAAAATAAATAGCTTCACCAGATCCAAGAGTCGAGTATGGAACTATCGTAAAGTAATATTCAGTATCATAATACAAACCGACTGGCTTGATATCGATTTGATTTATTTCTGATACGTCTTGCACGCTTTGAGTGTACAAAAAATTAGGATTGTCTGAGCTTTTTAAATTCGGATCAGAGTATAAACTAATGCCACTATCAGTGGCAGCATACAAATCAAATTTTTGAATATCTACATATTTTAAATTATTTGCGAACTTTAAATTTACAGTTATCTTATCGTATAAAGCAGGTTCGGATAGATAACCTAGAGATCCGTCAGTTACTTCAAAAGTGCTTATTTCTGGTAAGTTGCCATATGCGTAAAACTCCGATTGAAATATATTACTATTGGCGTTGTTTGTTATTTTAGCTCTAACTCCGAAATCTTTTTCATATAAACCAAATATACTAGCGTTTTCTATTTCTGTCAAAGTCAAGCTTCTGCTAGTAGTTCCAGATTTATAATTAGCAAATATTGTTTGGCCTGATTTATTTAAAATATCAAATGCAACCGTCGAAACCAATGGATTTTTAATTAAGTCATAGTCTGTTTGAATTATATTTTGCTGCAAATCAACCAAAGTAAAAGAAAAAGTTACATCTCGATTTAAATGTACTCCACTTCCTGTATAAACAGTTGCTAATGAACCAGTGTTTACTAAAAATTGTGTATCGAATTCAAACATATTATTTTACATTAAAGTTGTTGACGAAGGCTCTATCATATGGAGTGGACGGTATTGGAGTATTTAAAATGAGTTTACCAGATGTAGCGACATCAGATGATGAGTATGTAGTATTATTTCCTAATGCTTGGACATTCAATTGCCAGTGTCCTCCATAAATCAATCCAGTGACTCCGAAGTTGAGAGATGAAGAAGTTTGTCTGTATATATCAGAACTGTCATTGTTTGTGATTTGAGCAGTGTATCCAGTCGCATTCGCAACTCCTGACCATGTTCCAGTCAAGCTGAAGGTGGTTCCAAATGTTCCAGTATTAAACAATGTAATAACTGGTGCGGCTAATTTATTAATTCCGATTGCTGCTTGAGCAACTGAATTAGCATATGTTTGAGGTAAAAAGTCTGACGAAATATGATTTTCAATTTCTTGAAATTTGCCAGTATCATACTTAGAAGCCGAGATGCTATATTCGTTTTGATTTTGTTCTCTGATGCTTATTATTTTGTAAATTTGGTCAGAGGCATTTTTTCTTTCAATACGATATACACTCCCTTCTCCAACGAACTGTAATAGATTTATGTTTATATCATTTGGATCTAAAAACAATTTGCTTCCATAAGTGTAATTGCTATCGTGACCAGTTACATTGAACGTTGTTATCTGAGAATTATTTACGGTGTTTATTTCGCTTTCTAAAATTCCATGATAACTATCAAATGGAACATCAATTTTATCTGCAACATTTCCTGATGGAGCAGTTCTTTTAGTTGGTGAAGAGCTATCGTAGCGGAATCCAGTAGAATCAACGCCAGTATCAAAATATGTTATATCAGATATTCCAGTGTTCGTTATAACTTTATCATATGTGTTATTGTCTTGATATGGGAATCCAGTTGCAAAAACAAATCCAGTATAACCAGTATTATAATAACAGAATAAACTATGACCAGCATATCCAGAACCACTATACAGTGGAAACTGACTTGGAAATGGATTTTTAGCATTTGGGTATCCAGTAGGATATCCATTTACATAACCAGAGAAATAATAACGACCAGTTAAGATATCATCGGAAGGCTGAATTAATCCAGTTAAGACATCAAAATATGGAACTCTGTTTCTATTTAAATCAGCTATATTATTCAACTCTTCATTGGTAGTGTATCCAGTTGGTGTATAAACAGTTACTCTTCCAGTAAATGATCCACTATCATAGAAATTATCAATTCTTAAAGTTTTGTTAGAGATGCTTTTTTCTAAAATGCGTCCATAGTTGCTGGACATGGTTTTCATTTCATCTTCTACGATTACTAAATCGCCAGGTCGGCACAGCAAAGAATCGAGTCCAGCAGAGAATTCTATGCTCTGATTCTCTTTGATAGTCTGGTAGATCAAGTGCTGTCCTATGCGTCGTGCCATCGCTCTAGAGGTCACTCCAAGCGTGTTTATGTCGGTCTTGAACACTCCTCTCTTTCTGATATCAGCTTCGTCTTGAATGTACTCAATTTTGGTTTGATAGTTATCGAAGCGATCTAAATAAACAACTTCGACAGTATTAAATTGCAAATCCCTGCGATTATTAATGTAATTAAATACTCCGTCTTTTATGTTCGAGTTTGTGAATAAAGCAATTGGTGTTTTTGGTCTATCATCCAAAAAGTGAATCTCTGAATTACTGAAGAAAACATTTCCTCTAAATAAACTTGCTACGATATTGATTGCGTCGAATATTTTAGTTTGATCTTTGAATAGAATATTGCATGAATATCTTGGCTCCAATCCTCCGATACCGTCAGACACTCCTTGAAAATAACCGTTGGAATCAACTGCGTCACAGAATCTTCCAATTTTATAAAGCTCCCATTTGTTGATTTGACTTTCGTCAATATAGGCACCCAATCCATATCTTTTGCTAGTTAAAAGATCGTAAATAATCCATGCTGGATTGTCTGTCCATTCCATTTTAAACTGCCCGTCCCAATCTCCATCATAAACTAAATTTGGCAAAGTATATTCAGAAGCGGATTTAATATATCTATTATCAGATCTATCAGCTGCTAATGGATAGTAATTGGTTGGAACGTTGACCAACTTCAATCTGCAATCATAAGTTCTTTCTGGAACTGAGCCGAATGTTCTTGCGTCGATTTTAATTCCAGCAACTGCCGAAAATGGATACGAAAGATTTTGCTCAATAATTTCTGTTACTTTATATAATCCAATTTCTTTTTTGAGTAAAACCGAATTAGTTTCGGCGGAAAGTTTCTTAACTTTTATATATCTCTTAACAGATGATGGATTTTCTTGATTAGTTAACTTTGGAAGTATAAAAGGTTTCGACAATACAGCTTGATCGAATGTTGATTTTGATACGTTCGAAACATCTCTAACAGCTTTAAAATAATCATTTTCTATTGATTCTAAATCTGGAGATCCAAAATCAATCAGCATTTGGCCTTCAACCATTGCTATAATGGCATATTTTTTACTCTTAGCATTAGATATTTCTCCATTAGATATCTTGCCCCATTCAACTTCAACTTCTACAATAGCAGGAACTTTATCACCAAGTTCTCGTTGATCACTGGTACTTTTTGCGACAGTATCACTTAAATTGCTGATAGCTAAAGTAAAAAATATAGAAGAAACTTCAGGGTTTTCAATGGTATGGGTGATTGCTATAGCATCTTCATCATATTCATTATCATTATTCCATTCAGAATAGCTTTGTTGCGCATTCCCAACCGTTGCTGCTCTTAAGTCATTGGAACCTTCTTGTTCATTCAAAGATAGATTCAATTTAGGATTTTGTGGGCCAAAACCATTGGTTTTCCAATTACCATCAATTCGTCGAGTTTCATATCCAGCTATAAATGGACCACTCAATGAAGCTGTATAATCGTGATCAACATAAATATTTTTGAAATACTCTAATGGATCTTGATACTCTTGTCCATTTTTAAACTCACATGATATATTTAAAAAATTATATTTTGCTGCTTTGTTTTGATACGAAGATTCTTCGCCTATCTTGAATATTAATTTAGTATTTTCAGTAATGAATCCAGATAAATCGCTGATGAATTGGCGATTGTAATAATAACTGTATGAATTTACTGAACTATTTGCTCCAAAATTTTGAACAGCGCCTTTCGTGGATCTATATGTAGTTGGTATTGCGATCACTAAACATCCATAAACTTTATTTGTATATTGATTATCAGTATCAATTGTCGGAACAAGTAGTTTGTAGATTTGATTTTGAGGTATATTCCTACTAAAGTTTTCAAGTTCGAAAGAAACTGTTTTGAAAACTCCTTTATCATCAAAGATGGATTTAGTTTCTACTGCACCGTTATTTAGTTCTTTTGGATTATTTTTATCCGCAATTTCAACTACAATATATACAGTGTTTTTAGAATTCCAATCAAACTTTTCTTTACTCGCTTTTCCTTTCAACTCTTGAATTTTTTTCAATACTTGATTATTAAAGAACTTCTCTTGATCAGGTGAATCATCTGAAAGTTCTTTAAGAGAAGTTTCTAGTTTTAACAATAAAGTTTTTGACAATGAAGTATCGCTGGAGAATAAACTTTGATTTGGATCAATATAATGGACTTCTAATTTTGACGTAGTATTTTCAAAATAAATAGGACCAGAAATAGGCGTAACATTTTTAGTGTTACCTTTTAGTCGCCATCCATTTTTAGAAATACCATCCACTAATATACCATCTACTATTGGAGAATAATACTCATCTTTAGTATTTGCTGCTCCTTCTTTAGTTTGAGTTGCCAATAATCTTCTTTCTGGTATTTTTGTTGTAAGATTTAATCCATTTAAATTTACGAAAGGCTTATGAAAATATGTTTTATAAGAATTGTCGCTATAATATATATCCCCTAATACATTTAATGAGCTTGAAATTTCGACACTCCCGATAACATCACTAGCATTAATCGGGAAATATACAGAAGTTTGCTGGATAGGTGTATTGTCTAAATAAACCCCCTGAAGAATACTTACTTGTTTTCCAAGAGTCTGACCATTTTGGTTAACGAGTCCTTCGATTGGTCCGTCAGAAATTAAATCAACAATCTCAGCAACACTGTAAGAGTTTAATATTTCATAATTATCAAGCTTGGGTGGCTTGAGAATAGCGGGAGTTGGCTTTGGCTTGCTTTTGCCACCGCCTTGAAATAAATTTTTCTTAATTAAATGCTTCATGTTATTGTGTTTTGCTCTTGCAGAGCTAGATCCGTATCAGTTGGTATATTTTTACCAAATAAAGCGTTGGATATTCTTTGTCTTTGAGGATACGATTTAACAGTGCTTTGGACAATTGAAGTTCCGATTCTCAATCTTCCATAACCGACTGGGACAGGAACTCCTTGCTCTGCTAAGTTACCTTTGGAACTAATTAAAAATGATTCTTTTGCTCCACTGATACGAGCTTCTGTGCGTTGTGGTTTTTGTGATGGAGAAAGAGCTTGTTGAATAAGAGTGACAGCAATCATATTCAAAGCTCCGCCAATGAATGAAGTCAAAGCAGTAGCGGTAAATCCTGTGGCTGTGGCGGTAGCCAAAGCCCCACCAATAACCGCAGCTGTACCACCAGCAGTAGTTAGCGCTCCAGCAATCGTTGTAATCAATGCTGTGAATCCTTGCCCACAAATAACAGGAGTTAAATCCACTACAGTGATTGCTTTTTTAATTTCCAACTGTTCTGGATGAGAGATATTCTCTCCATCTACAAGAATACTGTAGTGTATTCCTTGTTGTGACAATTCTAAAATGCGCTTTTTAAAAAATGGTTTATTAGCATCAATAGCATCAATCGCTTGCTTTGGTTTTTCGATATACATCGTAAATTCCTTGCCGAATTCATGTGCTAATATGCCATGTAAATTAATAATAGTCATTTAAGTTTACCCTTAATCCTTTCTAGTATCTTTACATCATAATCTTGATTTTTAGGTTCATAAATATGAAATTTATTCGTATTGATCGAATATATGATAAAACTTAAGCAACAAGATTCAGACATCTTGATGTCAAACTCAGAAGGAGACTCATTGCCAACAACATGACTATGAAAAACACCTATCAAAGAATATTCAGATTTAAACTTTAAATAACTAGCGGGATTGATTGAAAAAAAAGATTTAGGATCTTGAGCTTGGTTTTTTTCAATGGTGGCTACGTAACATTTAGTTTTTTCGTCATAGCCTATAAACCCACAAATTTCATTGGATAAATTTCTATTCGAATAATTTTCTAAAAAATGCTTGACAACTATAAAGGACTTATTTAAGATTTTATCTTCCATATCTATCTGTTCCAGGGAATCCGCCGAATGGCAGGTAATTTTTCGGTGTTTGTGGTATATAAGCTTCTTTTGAAATAAATGCGTTTTGATCGTAAAACTCAATTGAGTTTACATATTCACCACTTAAGTAAATAATTTGAGCAGCGTTATTAGAAGCTTCTACTTTGTAAGTGGGAGTGTCTGTCAAGTTCATATCCCACCAAGCAAACAATCCAGTTTTTAAAATACGATTATCTCCAGTGAGTTCATCATAATTTCTTGGGCTTGTTTTTTCTTTATCTTCATTCCAGATATTTATTGTATCACGATTGAAAAACTTCTTTCGATAATCAATACCGCTTTTGCCAGTCCATATAGCAGTAGATCCAAGTTTTAAATTACTTGTTAATTGAATATTGGAAGTTATGTTGGAATTATTAGGAACTGGAGTAGCAACATCGCCAGTTGAGAATTGCCAATTATTAACGGCAAAAAACAAATCAGTCATGCCACCTGTGAAACTTGGATTCTTAAATAAGAAAAACTCACCAGATATCTTTTCGCCTGTGTTGCGCACAGCTAAAGTATATCGAGATTCAAGATTGTCTTCATCTGATAATTTTATTTCTCCATTTGGAAAACTGGTGATAGATGATGTTCCGCTGACTTTGCCTCCATAAATTTCTAAATGTAAAGCTTTTAGAGAAGTTGCATCCCAAGGCATTGTAATAGTTCTTGGAGTGACAATGTATTGTGGAACGTTTCCGCTCACCAAAACAGTTGCGAAGTTTAATACAAGATTATCATTTCCGCTGACGTAAAGATTAATTCCGCTGTATTGATTGTTTGGTTTTACATTATGGAAAATATTCAGTAGCTGATCCGATCTTGAAACACCACTTGGAAACTGAACCCAAGTAGCCATGTGTAAATCTTCTGAAGCGTATATTCCGCTGGTCTTAAATGAATCATTGTATAAGCCTAATCCAGAAGGTTCAAATACAGCCACTTCTGCTAAACCAGCATTAGTATCTGAACCGCTTCCACTGATTAATATTCTAGTAACTGTTCTGTTTGCAAATCCAGTTGTAGTTCTTGAACCATCATTATTGATTGTGAGATTTGCGTTTGTTAATTGATTAACGCCACTGAATAATTTAATATTTGCAGTTTTAAAATCCACACCAGCAGTTCCATATCTATCGTAAATATCAATACGATTGATTGTTTTTGGCGAATCCCATGTAAGCTCTATCCAAGGCTTAGCAGTTCCAGTACTGATCCATGCTAAGCCTGTATCCAATGTCTTTTTTTGACCACCAGCATCGCCAGTTAATCCATCGGCAATGTTTCTAAATGCAGATCCAGATATAACGCTAGATCCTGTTATAGCAGCTTGAGAAGAAATGTTGTTGCTATTATATAATTGCTTATGAGACAGATCGATAAAGTAACCTGATACAGAATAACTGTCGGAAGGAAGAACTTGAATTTCAGATGGTTGGAATCTTTTCTTGCATCCGTTTAGTTTTTTATTGCAACCATCTCTTGTCCAATAAGTTTCATTATTGTCTGGCTGTGTGGATGATGTTGATGTGTGGTTCGTTTGTGCTACATACCAAATTTTAGCATATTCAGGAACGCTTTGATTATTTTTGTTTTCAAAAACTGGATTAATTATTATTTTCTTATTCTCCAAATAAACGGGATCTCCACTTTCATAAACACGCCCAGTTATCCATTCACCAGAAAAAGGCGAGGATGATAAGTTCGCCCAGTTGTTGCGCGACTTTGAATTAATTTGGATTTCCTGTCCGTATTCTGTTTCTAATGGAGGTCCAGCGTAATTACACCCATTTCCTCTGTAATACCAAGAGCAATATCTAGACATTAACAATCTAGCATTAACTTCAAAATTCTCCAAATCCAGTGGAGACGTTAATTCAAATTCGACAAAGACTTTATTTTCGGCTGTTTTTTGGCCAATGACAAATGTATCATTGCTTAATTCAGCAGAAGAATCTGCTTGTCCCCAAGGATTTCCTCCGTCAAAGTTTACATCGTCTAAATACTTTACAAAAGTTCTTTTTCTTATCAACTTAGCGAATTGAAAATCATTATTATTCAGCAGTAGCTGAGTCATTTTATAATCTTTATTCGATATTCTAATTTTTGGTCTTGGCAGTTGACCATTAGCTGTTACTTCAAATCCTTCGGATTCTACTGGAATCGGGATATATTCTTGACTTTGCCACGTAATAGAATTTTGAAAAATTGCACCGCCATGAAAAAACACAGCATCATTTGGTTTATCAACTTGGTTGAAATATAATTGAAATAGTTCTACTATAGCTGTAGGCTGTAAATCTATTAAACTAGTAGCAATTTTATCCTGTCCTTGTCCCATAAGTTATTTTACACATTATAATACATAATAGACATGAACTTTACACTAATAAAACAGCTTGACAAAAATTTAGAAACGAAAATAATAAACTTTTTTTTGAAATCAAAGCCTTATGATTTTTGCTGCTTGCCGTCTAGGAATTTATCAGTGATTAAAATCAAAGAGTATATTCATCATTTATTCGCGCATTCTGTGATTTATATCAGCGCAAACTTTTTTATTGCTTTGTCCATAGAAAATGAAACAGCAACAATTGAATTCTTGTTTGGTTCTCCTTTCGAGGTGATTGGAGAGTTTAAAAAATTCAGATCATTTTTCCACCAAATAAATCCTCAAGTCAAGAACTATTTTTCTGAAATACAGCGAAAGCACAAACGGCAGCATTTGATCAAAATGATTCAGCGAAGAGACGAAACAGCGAAAATAAAGCTTGACAATCACAAAATCTGCGTATTATGGAATACATAATGGCTTATAGAAATAAATACGACAAAGATGGTGCTTCATTCGCTCTTGGAGAAAACGCCGAAAACAGTTTCGTCAGCGCTGCTAAAAAAAACGGTATGGAAGTAGTTGCGGCATCTCGCCAAGATGAGTTCAATCATATCGATTTCCATGTTACTCATACTCATGATCAATTGAAGTTTTCTGTGGAGGTTAAATCTCGAAAGAAAGTCAAGCGTGCAGATTCAAGCGTTAACGATGATTTGGTATGGGTGGAATTTAAGAACGTGCGAGGATCTCGCGGTTGGCTTTACGGAGGCGCAGATGCCGTCGCTTTCGAACGAGAAAACGATTTCGTTATCGTTGATCGAAAACTGTTGACGAGGCTCTGTGAGCGCCTCTGTGACCTCACAAAGCTGAACGTGGATGTTTC